TGATGCCTACATTAAGCATCGTCAGGATGGAAACTATTATGTTCTGGATCAGGAAACTGATACTGGAATGGCTGAGGAAGCAGATGAAGTTGAAGGTGCTTTGACTTCTGTTGTTGTTGGTAACGCTGTTCTTTACAAAGACTCTGTAATTGGAATGGACAGCTCTGCACGTAGTAATCTAAATGCTCACGAAGATGGCATTTTTTACGTTATAAAGTAAAGGGGGTGTGAATTATGAAAGGTGCTGGAATTCTTAGATTGGAAACTCTGAATAAATTCATACAAAAGCTCCCTCGTCAAGAGAATCTGCTTTTTGTGAATTTGTTTCCTACAGATAGGGCTGATTCTGATACAATTCGATGGATGGTTGAGTATGGAAGCGTAGGAATGACTCCTTTTGTTGCTCCTGGCTCTCCTGCTCCCAATGTCGGAGATGATCAGTTTTATAGTGAAGGTTCTGCGGTTGCTGCATACTGGAAAGAAAAAACTTTCCTGGATGAAGTAATTCTGAACAATCTGCGTGAACCTCTAACTGAACAGACTTATTATACTGCTGAGAAGCAAACTGCTCGCAGGATTCAGCGGCTTCGTGCTCGTTGTGATCGCAGGAAAGAGTGGATGATTTCTCAAATGCTCTTTAATCATAAGTTCTCTTATCAGATTAAGGGTGGGAGTAAGTTCACTGTGAATTACAATGTTCCTTCTCAGAACATTCAGTCTTTATCTGGAGATGATTATTGGAAGAAGGCTGATGGAAGTAAGGGAAGCTCTGCTACTCCTTTGAAAGACGTATTTGATTTTCGTAAGGAGTATGTGGATGAACTTGGACGTGAACCTGAGTACGCTGTCATTACCAGTGATATGCTTTCTTGGTGGATGTTTGATGAGCATCTTCAGGATCTGTTGAAGAAGTCCCATTTTGGTGAAGGTGACCTGTATCGTGATCCTCAGCGTGTTTTTGCGAACTTGATGGGTCTCGGTAACCTGATTGTTTATGATGAATTTTTTGATATTTCATCTTGGACAACCGGTGATATTACCGGTGGATCGAGCACATCTGTTACAGTTGAAGATGCTACTGATTTCTGCCCTGGTCCTTGCCGTATTTATAACATGGGTACTATGTTTGAATATGAGGAAGCTGAAATAACCAGCGTCAACTATGCAAATAATACTCTGAATTTTGCTGATGAAGTTAATACTTCTATTGGCAAAGGAAAGGGTCGTATTTCTCTCAGAAAGAAGTTTGCTTGTGACGATAAGCTGATGTTTTTCTCCAGTTCTGTTGAAGGAGAAACTATTGCTGAGTTTATGGAAGCTCCTTTTGGTCTTAATCGTAATTGGGGTATGTACGGCGATACCAAGGATGAATGGGATCCTGATGGTCTCTGGATGAGAATTCAGAATAAGGGTCTGCCTGTTATGTACTGGCCTAATGCTATTATGACCTTCAAGGTGTTTGAGGAAGATAGTGGATCGTAAATCTGAAAAAGGAGCAGTCTTATAATGAGTATAAGAAAAGTTGAATTGCTTTATACACTCAGGACTAAGACAGGAAAAATCCCGAAGGGAGTTTACTCAGTGGACTCCCCTCGGGGAATTCCTTCTGAAGTTCAAGTAGAAGCAGAAAAGGAAAAATCGTCAGTTGTTCGTGTTCTCCAATATGATAAAAAAACAAAACCCCAGATAAAAAGTGAAATGACCACTATTGATACTGAGGAAGATGTTGTTGAGACAGAGGAAAAGACAACTGAAACTGAAGAAGAAACCAAACCGAAGACAACCAGGAGAAGGGCTCCTACTTCAAAAAAGACTATGGAGTAACAAATGGAACCCATTGAAGATGAATTTGAATTGATTGAAAAAATTCAACTATCACTAGGGTTGTCCTCTGATTTATTGACTCCTGAGGGGCTGGAGTTTTCCGCCCTTCAGGCGGTCAATGAATTAGGATATAAATTTCCTATTAGTGATCCAACTAAGAAAATATGGGCATTAAAGCGTGGAAAACGACATGCCCTTGATATATTACGCATTCAATCAGCACATCGTTTCCGTTATAAACAACTTGCTTTAAACCACAGATTTAATCATTATCATGCTCTTATTCAAGAAATGGATAAAGAGTTCGAGGATATGCTTGATGATCTTGCCTTGAGCAGTTCTTTGACTATGTATATTGAAAGCGGATTTGTTTATGACAGTTTTGGAAATGACATAACTAAGGATGTGCATAGGTATTTTAAGCATGAGTAATGTTTTAGGAAATGACATTCGTTTAGTTATAGAAGAAGTAGGTGAACCTGTTTCTATCTATAATTATGAAACTGAAGAATGGTTTTCTACTAAAATTGATCCAGAACGTGATTGGCAAAGTAGAAGACCTTATGAAAATGAATACGAAGTTATCAGTTCATTTCCTCATGATACAGAAGCTAAGCCTGGATTTGTGCTTAATATACTTGCTGATAATACATTTTATTTAATAGCAAGTATGGTGAGTGAATATTTTGAAGGTTTTGCTATTACGAAAGAAAGTTTTCTTTATAAATGCAATTCAAAGTTTTGGTTGCAGCGTAAGGAAAGAGAAAGAAATAAAAATTACGAATTAGTTGATGAATGGAATAATATTTATGAAGCTCATCATAGCCTTTTTACCTATCCAATTGAACGTCAGAATATAAGAGATGAAGATTATGGAAGATTTCCTGAGATGAAAAAACTTTTTATTGTGTCAAAATTTATTGATATAAAAACAGGAGATAAAATAACTGTTGATATTGATCCTAATCCTTGGACTGTTGAATTAGTTGAATCTACTCGATTAACTGGAGTACATTTTTGTCAGTTAGGAGCTTTCAGTGGCTAGATATGCGTCTGTCATGACTGTTGGATATAGAGAACTTCAGAAATTATCCAGAGCAGCAAGAGCAACAGGACATACTCTTGATAAGATTAGTCGTCATGCAAGATATTGGGTTGGAGAAGAAGGAGGGCATGCGCTTAATAGAACTGCTGCTAATAGTTTAGCTGATTATTTACGGCAATATATATGGGGACAAAGTTTTGCTTTTCAAGTTCCTGCTTTGTCTGATTATTGGGAATATAAAAAAAATAGACCAGAGTATTGGGATGGAGTGACATTAAGACCGCATATTGGAATTGCTACAGAAACAATGGTTAATTCTATTCGTGCTCTTGATATGGGAGGAGGAAGATTTGCTGTAGGAATTCCCGATAATTTATATGTGACAGGTTTACAAATAGGTACAATTACCAATATTGCTACTTATGCAAAAATACTTGAATTTGGAAGTGCTAGATATAATGTGTTGCAACCTCCAAGACCTATTTTTGCAATGGGATTTCAAAGTTGGGTTAATGATAAATCAGTAGATGTAGCTGCTCCTGTTGTAAATGGATTAAATACAATTTTACGTGAATTAGCAAATCATTGGGAATATCCTGCTAGAGATATTGATGGTAATCCATTTACTTTTTCAAGAGAAGATGATGATACAATGAGTGCAGAAGAAGCGTTTTTTGCGAGAGAGGAAGCAAGAATGATGGAAGAAGCTGATGATATTCCTGATATTGATTATTCAGGAACAGTACGTCCTTTAGCTGCTCCTAAACCCAAACATTTACCTGGCGCTATGAGAGATAGAGTTCCTGGAATTGTAGAAGAGAATCAGGAGGTTATAAATCAATTAGTTCAGGGAGATGAAAAAATAATTAAAAGAGTGCGTAGATTTTGGAATGCTGAAGATCAAAGATGGCAAACTTTAAAACAAATGTCACGAAGAATGACTGGAGTTTCTGGAATTAGAATGGGTCTTGGAACAGGATAAATATCTTAAGGATAATTATGCGTATTATAAATATAGAAAAAAGAGACATTTGGGTTACTATTGAATTTTCAGCAGAGCAATTACTTATGTTGAAAAATTTATTAGATCATGCTCAAATAGAATTTGATGGTGAAAAAGAACCAGAAATGATTGAAGCTGAAAAGTTTTTAAATGAAAAATTTTATCCTATTCTTAAAGAATTTTCTCAGACAGTACATAAAATGTGAGTTCCACTATGCTTGATCCTACTGTAAAAGAATTAAATATAAGACGATCAGTAAAGAAATTTTTTGTTGATAATATAACAGAATATCCTCTGTATTTTGATAGGATAATTACAAGTGATCCTGGAGTTAAAGATTCTGATGGAGCTTGGATTTCTATTGCTTTAGGAGGAATTAATAATCGTCATGTAAGCCAATGTACTTTAAGTCTTTATACATTTACGATTAAAGATCCAGAAGGAATAAAAAATGCTCAAGTGAGAGACAAAATAATTGAAGTTATGTTTCCTGGATTTATTGATTTATATGATACTGACAGTCATCCTTGGAAGAAGATAGGAGCAATGAAAATTCAGTTTCTTCCACAAGAGGATACTTCTTTTGCTAGGGATCAATCAAGAATGTCTGCTGTTACTTGTTTCTTAAAGTGGGGTACAGTGTGGTAGTAACAGATTATTCATGGATAAGTTGTCAAAGTTGTGGTAAAAAATTATTAAAAAGAAAACCAAACGGTACTTTTGTTTTTAGATTTGGAAGAAGTGCTGATGGTGATAATGTAGTTGATCTTGAGGTTTTTGGATCAATAAAAATTAAGTGCTTTCGTCAAAATTGTCGTCATGAAAATATTATAAATTTTTTTCCTTCATAATCCAGTTCATTGTGAAAAAGTACGAAGTTGAATTATTAATAACCTAAATAAAAAAGTGAAAGTCATAGGAGGATTTAATTATGGCAATTACTAGAAGTGGTCCAGTTACCAGAAATACCTCTACGGTAGCTCTGGGACTTGCGAAAATTCTTGTAGGATCTTCTTCTGATAATATTTCAGAAAGAGATCAGATTCTTGATGAAAATGAAAAGTCTTTGGGAGCATTGAATTCCACTAACTTTACCAGTGAAATTGAGTATTGGCGTTTGCTTTCTGGTTTTCCGCAGCTTGAGGATTTGACAATTCCTTTGAGTGAAACTGCTGCTCTTGAGTGTGAGTTTAAGGAACTTTCTCTTAGGAACTTGGCTATTGCTCGTGGTATTGATGCAGATGATGAAAATTATCCTCACTCTGTTGATGCTGACGAAGGTGAAAAAGATGAAATTGAACTTGGTTCTATTAAACTTCCTTCTTATGTTCGTATGGAAGCTATATATACATATCCTAATCAGACGGATCACATGTATATTATCTTTCCGAGAGCACAGGTTACAAGTAGTGTGGAACTGAGTTTCAATGAAACTGATAACGCCAATGTCCCAATTACGTTTGAAGCTAAACGTGCTGATTCTGGTGTTGAAGGTGGAAATGATGCTTGGGATTCTGCTCCTCTTGGACGAATCTATTTTGGATCAAGTGAAACTTCTTAATCACTAACTCAAACTCCCCTTTCTTAATTGATTGGGGAGTTTGACATAACTATTAAATTTTTTTATTTTTTTATTAGTCCTTGTTTAGAGGAAAGCATCAATCCTTTTTAAGGAATTTTTTAATCTCAAAATATTAAGGAGAAAGTGAAATGGCTCAGAACACAACAAAGAAGAAATTGAATCCTGAAATCAAAGAAATTGATATTGGGACAAGAGAATTACGCACAATCAAAGTTTATCCTCTCTCTGCGAATGATCAATTCCAATTAGCAAATCGTCTTATTAATTCTATTGATGAACTTTCCAGTGTTTCTGATTTTAAGACAAATGAGGAAGCTATTGGATTTATGGAAAATTTGATTACAGAAAATCTTCAGGTAATTCTTGAATATGCTGTAGATGAAGAAGAACGTCCTTCCTTTGATGAAATGACTAACAATCAAATTTATGAAATTGCAAACGCTGTTTTTGAAGTGAATTATGAGGGCTTCATAAAAAACTTCAAGAACCTCTTCAACAGAGCAGCGGGATTGATGGGGGAAGCTCAGATGCAGCAAGCCCTTCAAAACCAGAAGCAGCCTTTGAAGAGGTAATTTTAACGATTTTACAGCATTATCCACAGTATTCCTTACAACATGTATATTATAAACGATATTATGAAGGAGGATTACATTTAGGACAAATTCAACTCATGTATGAGCATATACAAAGTGAAAAATACAATGATTATTGTTTTTATGCTGCATTACAAGGAGTTGATTTAAGTAAAAAGATTAAAAATCTAAAACAGTCACATCACGGTGAAGCCAATAGACAACAAGGACAACAGGAACTTCCTTTATTTCAAGATCCAAAGTCCTATGACCATCTTAGTCAAGAAGAAAAGGATAAATTGACTAAGGAAATGAAAAGAAAACATAAGAAATGGGCACAAGGAAAGAAAACTGTAGGAGCACAATAGATGGCTAGTCGTGGTGGAATATTTATAAATCTTGCTGGAAGTGTTAGTAATGAGTTTCTAAGAGGAATAGCAACTCTTAGAAACCAAATGCGTTTGCTTCGTGAGGAATCACATAGATTAGAGGTTACGACTCCTGGAAGAGGAGTACAGCGTTTTGGGATGGAATTACAAAGGTCCCAAGCTAAAATACGACAAAATATTGAATCCACTCGTCAATCTCTTCAAAACTTAGTTCGTCAGGTTCGTGAATATAATCAAGCCTTAGAACGTACAAATCGCACTGCTTTATCTCCTATGCGTGCTCCTGCTTCAGGAATGGCAGGAGCACAAGTAGTTGGGACACAACAACGTACTGATCCTAGATTAGCTCCGTTTCAAGCTCCTGCTGGAGGAATGGCAGGAGCTGATGTATCGAGACAAATACAGCAAGGAGAACAATGGACTCAGGTTTCAACACAAGCAGCAGAAGCTACAAGAAGACACACAGAGCAACTTTCGTTAAAGGAAAGAGTTCTACAAGGACTTAATTCTATTTATGAAAGAATTAATGCTAGAATAAGACAATTTGCAGCTTTTGTTCTTGCTGCAATGGTTATTCAAGGATTAAAAAATGCTATAAGAACGACTGCTCAAACCATTTCTGAATTTGATCAAGCTCTCCGTAATTTAGAAGCTATCCTTAATATCACACGATCAGAAGCACAAATACTTGGAGATGTTATAAAGGATGTCTCCAGAGTAACAAAATTTTCTGCTGGAGAAGTAGCAGAAGGTATGCGTGTCCTAGGACAAGCTGGTTTGGATATGCAGGAGTCCATTGCTACTGTTGAGGCTGTTGCTCGTCTTGCGACTGGCACAATGACGGATTTTGCTCGTGTATCTGATTTAATGACTACATCCATTCGTGCGTTTAAAGTGGAAGCTGTTTTAAGTGGAAGAATTGCGGATATTTTTGCCAATGCAATCAATGAATCAAAACTTGCGGTAGATAAACTTATTACAGCATTCAACTATGTTGGTGCTGCTGGTTATCAGGCAGGATTGTCTATAAATGAAGTTTCTGGTTCTCTCATGGTACTTGCTGATCATGGTATTCGTGCAAGCACAATGGGAACTGGACTTAGACGTATGATGCTCAGGATGCAAAGTGCGGCTGGAGGTTTAGCTGAAGATTTACAATCAATAGGAATGTCTGTCAGAGATGTTAATCCTGAATTTGTAGGGTGGGAACGTGCCCTTGAAAATTTGATTCCTTTGCTTTGGGATACTCGTACTGAAAGTGTTAATGTAGCAAGAGCAGCAGATTATTTTGGATTAAGAGCAGCACAGGTAGCTTCTGTATTAATTGCTTCTGTTGCTGATGGAACAAATGCTTTATCTCAAGCTATAACTCAAACAAGAGAATATGGCGCTGCTTCACGAATGGCAGAGACACAGATTGAAGGCTTATCACTTTCATTTAAGAATTTACAGGATAGAGTGCGTCTTGCTGCTATTGCTATTGGCGAATCAGGAATGGGAGAATTTTTTCAAGGATTAGTTGATACTTTAGCACAGTTATCAACGGCAATTGAACGTGCATTTCAGGAATATGGACATTTAGTTGGGGCATTTGTAAAGGTAGCGGCTTTAACTGGTGTAATTTCTTTAATTGGACATTTAATAACAAAATTAGGTTCTGTGGCACTTGCTTCAAAAGCAGCTACAGTTGCAACCGTTCAATTAACTGCTGTTTTTGCAGGAGCAACAACTCCTATTGCTGCGGCAAAAGCTGGAATTACAGCATTAAAAGCAGCTTTACTTCGATTTGTCAGTGTAACCACATTGGTTATTGTAGGAATTGTTTACGCATTACATAAAATAGAACAAGCTGCGAATAAATTTGGAAATTTAGCGAGAGAAGCGAGTAGAACTGCTAATGCTTTCCAAGCATCTGCGGATGGAATTCAATCATGGGGAGATGCTTTAACGAATGCTTTTGGAAGTGCTGAATGGGATGAAACTATACAACGCTTTAGAGAAATTGAAGTTGAAGGACAAAACCTTTCTCAATTACTTGAAGATGAACTTGGGTATAGTTTAGATGTTGTTCCTAAAAAAGGAGCAGAAGGATTTCGTGCTCTACAAGATGCAATAAAGACTGTCACAATAGACCAGCTTGAAGAACAATTTTCTGCTGCCACACAACAAATGGATTATGTTATTAAGCAGTCAGAAAGGTTAAATCATTGGTTTGGAGTAGAAATTCCTGATGTTTTAAGAGAATCAACTGAAGAAGCCTCGACATTAAGTAGAGTGATGGGATTTTTAGGAAATTCTATTAGCGAATTTGGCGATAGTATGATGACTCTTAGAATGGGAGGATATGAGTTTGGTTATGCCCCTCTTGAAAGATGGGCTGAAGGAGCTATGGATAGATTTCTACCTGGTTCTGAGGAGTTGGAAGATGAAGTCAGAGATTTAGTGCATAATTTAGCAAGTTATATGCGTAGTAGAGGTGAGGTTGAAGATTGGACAATGGAAGAAGCTGCTGCTCATACAAGAGAACAAGTTGAAAAATTATCTGAATCCATAGATAGAGATGCTGGTCCCATTCTTCAGAAATTTATTAGTGATATGTCCGTTAATTGGGGTGCTCCTGCTGAAGCTGAATTACAAAATGTTCAAAATGAATTATTACAGTTAGTAAAATGGGTAAAAGAAGGAGAATCCTCTTTTGAGGGATTACAATATCGTTTACGTCAACTTGATTTGGATTATCTTTTTCCTGATGAAGTGATAAATAGTTTTGAAGATGCAACTGATGCTATGCAGCGTATTGAAGGAGCTTCCAGAATACTTGAAAGAGAAATGGATACTCTTAATAGAATGATTTTTGAATTATTTGAAGGAAATAAAGAATTAGCGGAAGTTCTTGAATATGTAAATGAAGAAATGCGAGTTGGAGAAGAATTAAAAGACAGAATTACAAGACGAATAAAAGGAATGGGAGCTGCTATTGATGAAACTATCAGTTCTTATGAAGTTTTTGCAAGAACTTTGAAAGATATAAGTCCTTCAATTTTGGAATCTTTCAATGACTTAACAGTAGGACAAAGAGCCGAACTGTATGCTCAGAGAGATGAGCTTAGAGAAGTTGGAAATGACATGAGAGAGTTTGTTGAAGGTATTTTTGGTGGAGTTGAGTTTGCTGATATTGAAACTATGCAAGGAGAATCTCCTCAAGAAGTAAAACGTAAATTACAGGAAGTTTTTGGTCCTCATATTGAGACAATTGAAGATGTTAATAAGTTAATAAGAGAAAAAGAAAAGGAATGGTTACAAGATAGATATAATACAATAATGGAAGAAGCATCTCTTTATGATGAATATATTTCAAAAATGGAATTAAGAAGAGATGAGCAACTTTTACATCTTCGTGATAATACCAGAGAAGCACTACAGGTTGAGCTTAAATTTGCTCAGGATAGACTTCGTTTAGCTGAACAAGAGTACAGAAGACATGGTACTGATGAAAATTATAAACAATTTCTTGATGCTCAGGAAAATTTAAATGCAAAGAGAAATGCACTTGAAGAAAAATATTGGAGTGACCGTCGTGAATTAATTGAACGAGAAGCTATGGAACAACTCCTTGCTGTGGAAGAAGGTTCTAATAAAGAATTGGAAATTGAACGTGAAAAGTCAAGAAGATTGTTGGATTTAGCTGAAGATCGTTATATGGCTGATTCTACTCATGAAAATTTAATGAATCTTTATAATGCTATAAAGAATCATGCTGATAGAGTTCTTGCTGTTGAGAAAAAATTAACTGATGATCTTATTAATGAATTTGAACGCAGGATTGATGGACGTGAGCGTGCTTTAAGAAGAGAACTACTTGATATTGAACGTAGTGTGATTGAGGGTCAAAGAGCAGTTTATGATGCAGAAGGAATGGAGATTCAAGCTCGTTTGAGAAATCTTGATGAAGAAATTTCTGAAAGAAGAGAATTGATTAATACACTTAAAGAACAAGGTGATCAACAGGAAAGAATAAAAGAACTCCAGGATGAGTTAGAAGAGCGCAGAATTGAACGGCAAGAAGTTCAGCTTGAAAGTCGCAGACATGAAGTAGGTGTTTATGATGAAATGATTGAGCGAATCAATTTAGCTGAACAGAAAAGATTAGTTGATGTTCGTAATAACTCAATGGAAGAGCTTAGGATTCGTAAGGAATACGCTCAAGCTATACTCAATGCTAGAAGAATGGTATATGAACAGAGACCAGAAGATAGACAAGCGGAAATAGCTTATCTTCAAGCACGAAGAAATTTGTTTGATCTTGAACTAGATATATTTGAGAAGCATTGGGATGATAGATTAACTGCTTTAGAAGCAAGACAAAAAGAGGAAATGCTTCAGGTTGAATCTGGTTCTATGGAAGCTTTGAGAATTGAAAAGAAATACGCAAAAATGCGTCTTGATGAAGCTAGAGCCATGTTTGAGGAAGATGAAACTATTGAGAATTGGATTAATGTTTTAGATCATCAACAGGAAATGAGAGATAGAAGAAAAGCAGTTGAAGAACGAATTACTCAGGATATTGTTAATGAAACTGATAAAAGAATTCAGATTCTTGATCGTGAAATGAGAGCAAGAGAACTTGCTTTTCGTGAGGATGTTATTCGTGGAAGAATGGAAGAATATGATTCTGTTATTGCTAATGCTGATTTGGCTATTGAACGCATTGAAAGAGAAATTGAAAAAAGAGAAAAAGCTATTAGTAAAATTGATGATGTAAAAGCAAATGAAGGAGAACTTAAACGACTTCGTGAAGAGTTAAATGAATTAAATCTTGATTTAAAAGAGTCAGGTCTTGATCGTTTGGATGCTGAAATTCAAAAAGCTGACATGCTTTTTGAAAGAGAAAAAACGATAGCTGAACAAAGAAAAGAACTTGCTACAATTGGAATTGATAGAGGGGCAGAAGCTTTATTGGAAAGTCAACGTCCTGGAGTTATTGGTACTTTTGGTTATGAAGAAAAACTTGCGTATGAGCAAGTACAAATAAAAGTACAAGCTGAAAGAGAATTAAATTCTAGATTGATGGAACTTTATGATGATCGTTTAAGAGAATATAAAGAAGTATATGGAAAAGATCATCATGAATATGAACAGTTATTACTTGAGAAGGAATTATCACATCAACGATTTTTAAATAGGATTGAGGATCTTGAAAAAGAAAAGCGAGAAGCACAAATTATTGCTGAAGGAAACTTTTGGGAAAGATTAAGGCTTGGCTCTGAGAGAGCACAAAGAGATATTGAAGGATGGGGAGAATTCACTGCTAGATTAGGTGAAGAAATGTACACTAATTTTGGGAGTGGATTTGCTGATGCTTTTGTTGATTTTGCTATAGGTGCAGAGACAGCAAAAGAAGCATTCAGAAGTTTTGCGTATGATTTCTTTAGAAATATTTCTCAGATGATTGCACAGCAATTAATGTTTAATGCTTTGCAAGGAGCTATGGGGTTATTTGGAAGCTCTACTTCTTCAATACCAAATACATTAGGAGGAGTTACTACAGCTACATTACATAGTGGAGGAATTGTAGGAAAAGATGGAGTTTCAAGAGTAGTTGATCCTAATATATTTGCAAATGCTCCTAGATTTCATAAAGGATTATCTTCTAATGAGATACCAGCTATATTGGAAAAAGGAGAACGAGTTGTTTCTAAAACTGATGTAGTTCAAGAAAAAAGAATGCTGGAAGATATAAATAGAAAATTAGATAAAATGGAATATCAAAAACAATCACAAGAAAAAGGAACAAGAATTGTGAATGTGCTTGATCCATCTTTGTTTAATGATTGGGCTACTTCTAGTTCTGGTGAAAAAGTAATAAAGAATTTTATTAAAAGGAATTCTTCATATATTAAACAGGTAATAAAATAATGCAATATGATTTGTTTCCATATAGACCTTCAATGCCTACAGAAGAATCATATGAATGGGTTACTGATATTCTTGAAGCTCATCTTGGTAATGAACAAAGATTAAAAATCAGAAAGTTTCCAAGACAAAAGTTTGAATGGGTAGTGCATGTAAGTAGTAATTCTCATTTTGCAAAATTGAAATCTATGCTTTTTGGTAATTTTGAAAATAGATTTATTATTCCAGTATGGACTGAAGCACAAAGAATTGATTCTAGTTTTATTTCTGGAAGTACTTCATTAAATGTTGATACCAAGCATTATGATTTTCAAAATAGTCAATATATATCTTTATGGGAAGATGAAACTTTTAATGAATTCGTTGAAATACAAGATGTGAGTGATAATACTATTACTTTAAAAACACCATTAATATATTCTTATAGTTCTTTATCTTTTATCATGCCTGCCAAAAGAGCATATTTAGAACAAACAAATACTTTTGATATTTATTCTCATGTAAAAGAAATAAATTTATTTTGGAGAGTTGAGTTTAATAAAGGAATTGAAGCATTAGAATTAGAAACTCAATATAAAGATTATGATGTGCTTGCTGATCCTTTTGATATAGATGGAAATTCTATAACAAAAGAAATAAGACAGAGTTTAAATAAAATTGATTATCAAATAGGTTCAATTGAAGTGTTTTCGAGAATGGACTGGCATCGTCAATCTATTCAGAATGTTCATTTTGATTTAGTCGGAAGAGAAAAAATATGGAATTTTAAAAGATGGTTACATAATATATCAGGGAGATTAAATTCATTTTGGATTCCAAATTTTGAACATGATATTCAAGTAATTGAATACGGAACAACTTTAATTATTGAAAATATTTTTTATTATAGGTATTTACAAGATAATCCTATGTTTCAGAATATTATCTGTTATAAATATGATGGTTCTGTTGAAATAAGAAAGATTACTGGATGTTCTGAAATTAGTAATAGTGAAGAAACAATTACATTAAATAGTGGATTAGGTGATCCTGATGATATAAAAGCTATTTATTTTTTAGGTTTGTATCGTTTAGATACGGATAGAGTTGAGTTAAGTCATGAAGAAGAAAATGTAGTAAGTGTAACATTTCCTGTTATTGGAGTAGAAGAATGAGTTATTGGGCTATTGAAGAAAGTGTAAATCAAGGAAATCCTATTGAATTATATCATTTTCAAGCTCAAGGATTTAGTTGGAGATTTACTTCTGCGGATAAACATATTTATATGGCAGGACATGGAGAAGAATCTTCTCCTGTTACTGATAGTTATCATGATCTTTATGCTGATGAGAATGTTTATGTTTCTATTCCTATAACAAGAAATGATATTGATCAGACAAATGATATTTCTAAATCAGATTTGGAAATAACTGTAGCTAGAAATAATCCTTTAGCAAGTTTATTTATTTTAAATACTCCTGAAACAGTAACTTCTTTAACTGTTTATCGAGGACATAAATTAATTGGTTCTGCTGATTTATCTCCTGATTTTTCCCCTGATTATTCACCTGAAGCTTCTCCTGCTGATGATTTTACTCCTGCTAAATTTTTGTCCAGTAATTTTATAGCCATATGGAAAGGTAGAGTTGTTACTGTTTCATTTACTGGTGATGAAGCTAAATTTAATTGTGAATCAGTTTTTACTTCTTTAAAACGATATGGATTATTAGCTAAATTTCAATATATTTGTCGTCATTCTTTGTATAGTCAAGGAGCAGGAAGGTGTAATGTATCCAAAGAAGATTTTAAACATTCAGGAACTATAACAGATATTGATGGTGTTTTAGTTACAGTTAGTGGAGCTGGAGATAAAAGCAATGGTTGGTATGTAGGAGGTTATATTCAGATTGGACAATTTGTACATCGACATATTATTGGACATGAAGGAGATTTATTAAAAATAAATAAACCATTATCTCCTGATATTGAAATTGGTGCTGATACTAATATTTATGCTGGATGTAATCATTCTCTTGAAACATGTAGAGATAAATTTGATAATCTTCTAAATTTTGGAGGATTTCCTTACATACCATTAGTTAATCCATTTTCTGATTTAGGAAATGCTTTAGTATAGGAGAATTTGTATGTGGTGGAATATTGGATTTTTTGTAGCTAGTTTAGTAATCAGCTACATGCTTAGACCTCCTTCTCAGGCTCCTCAAATAGCTGATCGTGAACATGCTAAACCAGCAGGAAAAGGTGACTTCGATTTCCCTACAGTGAGCCCTGGCAGAGAAATTCCAGTAGTCTTCGGTACTAGGTGGTTAAAGGGACCGAATGTTGTCTGGTACGGTGATCTTAAAACTGAGCCTATCAAAGAAGTTACCAAGATTGAATCCGGGGATGAAAAGAAGAAATAATGGCTGATAGAATTTATATTCAGGACATCAGAAATGTTAAGTACTGTATGAAAGGCGTAAGAAAGCTTTTTGAAAGACACGGCCAATCATGGACAGACTTCTTGAAAAACGGGTTTCCTATTGAGGAAGCTGAAAAATATAACAATGCCATGATTAATAAAGTAATAGAAAATGTTAAAAAGAAAAAATAATGGGCAAAGATAGAGAAAGCGGCAGTAAACAGAAGCAGATTATTGGCTATGAATATTCTGTTGGAATGCATTTAATCAGTTGTCATGGTCCAGTTAGTTCTCTTTTACAGATTAATATAGGAGATTATACTGCTTGGGTTGGTACTATTTTATTTTCAGAAAATGAACAAGGAAAACAAATTAAAATAGACAAACCCAATTTATTTGCTGGACCCGCTGATATTGAAGGTTTTGATTTAGGAGATGAATGGGAATCTCCTGATCCAATAGAAAATCCATGGCGTAGGCCTGCAAATAGAGCAGAACCTACTAATTGGGCACAATCGGAAGGTGGAGTTGAAGGTTATGTTGATGTTGAATGGGGTTCTCAAAGTCAAGGACAGAATGATTATCTTGTTGAGCAATTAGGAGCAGAAAATACTTCAGCACATAGAGGCGTTCTTGGATTTGTTTTAAGACGTCCTTATATAGGAAATAGTCCATATGTTAAGTCTTGGAGTTTTTTAGTAAGTAATTTTGAATTAACTGATGATTGGCAAGAAAATATTAAAGAAATACATGCAGTAACACGTACAGTTAAAGAACCTATTATTTCTTTTGGTGAATATCCTGCTATATTTAAAGTTTTAATAGAACCAGAAGCAGTTAGAGATGCTGGAGCACAATGGAGAGTTTATAAGTATAATATGAAATCTGTTTTAGTAGATTATTCTTATGATCCTAATACAGGGACTTATAATGCAACTAGAAAGTGGGTGTTGGATCCACAAGATCCTTTATCTGATTGGATGGATCATGATGAAAAAGTTGAGTTAGAAGAAAATACACAAGTTATTTTGGTTTTTAAAGATATTGAAGGTTGGAATAAGCCTGATAAGCAAGATTTTGTTTTAAAAAGAGGACGTTATAGTGTTGAAGGTACATATACACCTATTTCGGAGTAATTCGGAGTAATAATGAGTGAACCACAATCCCAATTTCATGAAACTGAAATTGATTTATATGATATAAATCCTATTCATTTAATTAGAGAATGTCTAATTAATGTGAAGTGGGGAATGGGATATCCTGTTGAAGATTTGAATAATGAATCTTTTATTAATGCAGCACAGACATTATATGATGAAGGATTTGGTTTATCTTTTATTTGGGATCAATGTGGAGAAATTGAGGAATTTATTACTGAGATTTTAAGGCATATTGATGCTGTTTTATTTTTAGATCAAAAGACAGGACAATTTGTCATTAAGTTAATAAGAGTAGATTATGATGTTGATGAACTTCCTATAATTGGTCCAGAACAAATTATAGAAATAACTGATTATTATAGGCGTACTCAGACTGAATTAATTAATACTCTTACATTAACATATACAGATGGACATACTCATCAAGATGTAAGTATTACAATACATGATTTAGCACTTATACAAGCTCAAGGACAGATTATACCAAAAGATGTTACATTACATGGTATTTCTAATTCTAATGTTGCTAATGCTGTAGCAATGAGAGAGCTTAAAACATATTCTACTGAAATTTCAAAAATTACTATTATCTGTAATCGAGAGTGTTCTCATTTTACTCTTGGTGATGTTTTTAAATTACAATGGCCAGATTATGGAATTGAAACAGAAATAATGAGAATTTCTTCAATTCAATATGGTTCTTTAGAAGATAATAAAATTGCTATTGAAGCAGTACAAGATTTTAATAGTTTACAGGATTCAGTTTATATTGATTCTCCTATTTCAAAATGGGAAGATCCTATAAATTATCCTGAACCTTCTGAACATAGAGTTATTATAGAAATGCCTTATCTTTCTCTTGTTCATATATTTGGAGAACATGAGATTATATGGGATGAAATTGGTCCTGATGAAAATATGAGTTATGTTATGTATGGGGCTGATAAGCCAACAAATGATTCATATCATTATTTTTTAAGCAGTAAAACAGAAGGAAAGAATTATTCAACTCATGCACAATATTTTCCATTTGCTCCTTATGCTATTTTAGATGAGGATATTGGAAAATTAAGTACAGTTTTTTCAATTAGTATTTTTAGTTCTGATATTTATAAAGTACGCATGGGAACTTTTGCTGTTTTGAATGATGAATTAATTAAGATTATCGGAATGACAACTGTTCCTCCTTTTAAATTATATATACATAGAGCAGTTCTTGATACTACTCCAAAAGAACATTCAGCAGGGGATAAAATTATTTTTATTCAGCAATTTTATGGAACTGATAGAATAGAATATGTTACTGGTGAAGAAGTTTTTATGAAAGCAAGGTCTGTTACTGCTAAAGGAATTCTTCCTGTTAGTTTAGCTCCAGAAGATTCTATTGTTATTGATAACAGATTTATTCGTCCTTATCCTCCTGGTAATTTTCGTTTAAATGATAAATTATATCCTATTTTTATTCGAGTAGGAGAAGATATAGAAGTTACTTGGAATCACAGAGATAGATTACAACAAACAGCATACATAGTTGAGCAAGAAGAAGGAAATATAGGTCCTGAAGAAGGAACGACATATACTATTCGTATGTATGATGAAAATGATGAACTTTTGAGAGAAGAAACTGAGATTGAAGGAACAAGTTATATATATACTAATACTCAAGAAAAAGAAGATTTAGGACTTGATAGATTGAATAGTAAATTAACGATTCAATTATTTAGTGTGCGTGATGAGTGGGAATCATGGCAGAAACACGAACATACTATTTATCGTCATGCTCTTTTTATTCTTAAATCTAGTTCTTCACAATCAGAAGGTAATAATCTTAGTTGGGTTGCTGAAGTCGAATAAGGAGATTTTATGGGTAAGGAAAAAGGTAGTCCTGGAGGTACAATTCAAAAGGATATAACAGGATATCGTTATTTTGTAGGTATGCATTTGGTTCTTTGTCATGCTGTTCCTGATGGTGTACGACAAATAAATGTAGGAGAAGAACCTGTATGGCATGGTAATATACGAGAAACAGGAACTATTTTTGTTAATAGACCTGGATTATATGAAGATCATGGTGGTGTTGCTTGTTATGTAGATATTGAGTTTGGGGATGAAGATCAAGATCAAAATGAGTATTTAGGAAGGATATTAGGATTTGATAATATATCTGCTAATAGAGGTGTTTTAGGAGCTGTTCTTAATCAAGTATATGTTGGAGATAGCCCTTATATTGATCCTTGGTCATTTGCAGTTGAAAGAGTAAATACCTTTGATAAATGGTACTCAGAAAAAGCATCTATTCCTTATGTAGGAAAAGATCCAGTTGATGATGTTATTATAGCTGGAGTTAGAAGAACAGGATTATCGGAGTAATTATGACAGATTATGATAATTATTTACCTGAAACTGGAGATTTTTATTTTGATCCAGATGAATGGTTTGAAGATGAAGATGCTATTTATGATGATATAGGAGTTCATCCAGTAAGTGATCCTACTGATTTCCCTCCTGAACCTACACTTGAAGAAAAAGATCCTAAAGCAGATATAACTTCTACTGGTCATGGTGGTCCTCAAGCACAAAAATTTAATGATAGAGTTTATTATGCTTGGCTTGGTACTTGTCATAGAGGAACAAGTTCTCCTCAAATATGGATGGCTCAAGTAGATAAAGATGGTAGTAATTGGCAGTCACGTCAAATAACTACAGGACATGCTAAAAGGGGACTTCGTTTTAAAATAAGTGAAGAAGTTGGTGTAATGCATTTTTTCTGGAAACAAAGTAGGCGTGATGATGGTTATAATATAAGAGGAGGGGCTTGTTATACTGGATGGCATATCATTGATCCTAATGAAGGAATTTTAGGAATTGATACTATAAGACCATCTCAAAGAACAAATTTTCCTAATCCTAGACGAATTAGAAGCGGGGGATTCAATTTTCATGGGACTTACGGACTTTCTGAAATGGATGAATTTTATGGTGCTACAATGTACGCTGGAATTGGTATGGGAAGTCAAGCACGTAGTCTTATTCATCAAGGAAATGTAGTTGCACTTCATGTTGGATGTGCTGCATTACAGAATTGGTGCTTAGAAGGAACTGGATATAATGTTGGTGGTGATATTTTTGGTGGGCCAAGAGGATTTGCATGGCGAAGAACTAGATGGCCTTGGTGGGGAGTTTGGCATTGCAATACCCCATATGAACAGCCCTTATTCGCATATAAGGACATGGTATTTTGGAGAAACAATCTTTGTTTTGATGCAGTAAAGACAACTAATTTAGATTATAAGGATTTTTTAAGTCTTAGTATCTGTCTTGATTATTCCTATTATTCGTGGAGAGCTAGAGAATTTAGAGGTGTAGGCGAAGCAATGGAAGGAAGAGGAATAGGTCCTGGAAAAATTATTACAGCAAGAATGTGTGTTGGTAATTATTTTGAAAAATTTAATATTACGGAAGTATTTGATGGAGTAGGAAGAAATCCAGATGCATGGCATGGTATGGTTGGTGTTAAATGTTTGGATCAAGATATTCATTGTCCAGTAAAAAATCCTGTTCAATGCAATAAATACAGTTCTGATGAAGTAACACATGGTTCTAGTATTTTATAAAGAAAAATTATGTATTATACAGCTTTAAGTGATACACACATATTTACAAAGAAAAGATTTTTTTCTGGAATTGAAAAATCTGCTGAACAAGTAGTTACTAATTTTTCTCCAAGTAATGAAGAGCGTAATAAATATAAAGTTTTTATACCTGTAGATGCAAAAGCAGTTTCTTTTGATCTTGTTTTAGCTGATTCTCCTGATGCTTTTTTTAATGCTTATTTTGTTTTGAGATATGCAAATGAACCTAAAGATAACTATGATTCTTTTGATTTTATTGAAGGATTATGTACTGTTAGTTTAAATGGTGCTTCATATAGCTATGCTCCGTTGCCTAATATATCATATTCTTATGAAGGTATTTATTTCCCTGAAGCAGTTACAAGAGAAACAAATCCTATAAATATCGGTAAACTTCCTTATTTACGAGAAAAAGATCATTTAATCCAACTCAGAAATCCTTCTATAAACAGAACTAATATTTTTCATATGTGTGCTTTTCAAGGAAATGTTGGTATAATACAAGCTGGAGATTGGTTATATATTAATATAGTTTCAGGACGTGATTATATTAATGATATGATTTTAATTATGTATTTATAGAGAAATAAATGTCAAATCCAAAATAGTAATATATATCCATCCAGAATCAGTACGTGATGCTGGAGCTAAATGGAAAATTCAAGGTCTTACTGGTTGGGAAGATCATTATGATTGGGTTGAATTACAAATTGGAGAAACATATACGATTGAATTTAGTGATGTAGATGGATGGATTACACCTGACCCACAGATTTATCCAGATTTAAAAGAAGATATGGAATTTAGTGCTGTGGGTGTTTATGAAAAAGATGAAGAAGTTGAAGAAGAACATGATTGGCCTGAAGAACCAGCAGAAGCAACTATCAGATACCCTGTTTCTGGAACAACTGTTTATTATGCTTGGATTGAGAATGATGGAAAAGTATATGTAGGAATAGGGAGACCTAGTAATTGGGTTCTTGTTTCTGAAAATGGAAGCGGTAATAATAAGATTCGCATTAAAGTCATTGGAGGAATGATTTACCTTGCTTGGAAAAGTGGCGGAAGAATCTATTATGCAATGCTGACTCTTGAAGGAACAGGAATTTATGTAAATAGTTTTGCTGAAAATATTGGAAGCCCATTTGGAAGAACAAATATAGATTTTACTGTTGTTAATGGATATATGCATCTTATTTGGGATACTTTTTTCCAACGACAACACAGTAATATTTATACTGCCATCGTAAGACTTCCAGTATTTGTTGATATGAATCCAGCCCATATAGTCAGAGAATGTTTAACTAATACTGTATGGGGATTAGGTTATCCTGTTGAAGATTTAGACAATGAATCATTTATATATGCTGCTGATATTTTATTTAATGAAGGGTTTGGATTATCATTTATATGGGATCGTGGAGATGAAATTCAAAGTGTTATCAATGAAGTTGTTCGGCATATAGATGCTTTTTTATATGTTGATATTCGTGTAGGAAAATTTAAATTAAAACTTCTCAGAAATGATTATGATATTGATTCACTTGAAGTAGTCGGTCCTGATCGTATATTGGAAATGACTGATTTTACTAGACGGGCAAAAAATGAATTAATCAATACAGTTGTTTTAAATTATCATAGTGCTGTTATTGATGAAGAAGCAAGTATTACATTACATGATATTTCTTTACTTAGTTCGCAAGGACAACAAATAGGAAAAGATTTACAGTTTAAATATATCTCACATGCTGCTCTTGCTAATAGAGTAGCAGCACGGGAATTAAGAAAAGCAGGAACAGAATTAATTGGTGGAAAAATACTTTGCAATCGTGAATGTTCTCATTTTACTGTTGGTGATGTGTTTAAAATTCAATGGCCTGATTATGGAGTTGATTCTGTTGTTGTTAGAGTATCGAATATTTCTTATGGTGTTTTAAATAATAACGAAGTTCTGATTGAATTTTTTCAGGATATTTCAGGTGTAGATGAATCAGTTTATATAGTTTCAGATAGAACAAGACCTCCAAAAGAAATCACACAAAAACCGTATTCAGCTTTTCCGAAAAGACCTCCTTACGCTAGATTAGAAGAACTTCCATATTATGTTCTAGCTAAACATTTGCAAGATTCTCAAATAGCTTGGGATGAAATTGATGAGATGAGTGGTTTCATTAATTACGGAGTTGTTCGTCCGCAAGCAGAAGCAATTGGTTTTCAATTTTTTACTGCTGCTGAACAATTTCATGATATGAGAGCTAATGGACTTCGTGATTTTACTCCTATTGGTTTAATTGAAGATTTTCTTCCTGCTTCTGAAGAAGAAACTATAATTAAAATTAGTCATTTAGTAAGTAGATATAAGATTCAGGGTGGAACTTATGCTATGATTAATGATGAAGCTGTTTTTATTGAACAGATTAATTCAGATCAGACTTTCAAAATAAAGAGAGGAGTTTTAGATACAATTCCACAATATCATAATAGTGGTTCACGTATTTGGTTTTTTGGAAGTGTAATTAATACAGATTATCGTGAATATTTATCTGGAGAAACTGTACATGCTTTGGCTTGTACACAATTAAAGGATTCTGTTTTAGCACAACCTTTAGGTGCATATGATATGATTGTAATGAATAATAGATTTATTAGACCATATCCTCCAGGTAAATTTCGTATAAATGGTGAATATAGACCATTAAATTTTACAGAAGATTTAGGAGTGATTTCATGGGAACATAGAAATAGAATAGAACAAGGAACAAACATCGTTGATCAGTTAGAAGAAGGTATTGACCCTGAAGAGGGAACAACCTACACTGTGCGTATATATGATGAGAATGGAAATTTAATCAGAGAAGAAACGGGATTAACTGATACGAGTTTTGAATATACAAGAGAAATGGAAGAAGAAGATTCAGAGTTAGTGGTTATTGGATATTATATTGGTGAAACAACATACACTCATTTTGGGGCAAGATATGAGTAATGATAGTGATTTAATATTTTTTACAGGATTTGAGGGGTGCATACAANATTCAGATGTTTCTAGCTTATTTACATGGGTATCGACAGTTCTAGGCACTTCCTACACAAGATTGGGAGCTACGGATGGTTTTTTAGGAGGAAAAGCGGCAAGATTTTCGGGCTATTCTACCTCACTTCGACAATCTGCTTATAAAGATTTCGATTCTTGCAATGAATTATATATTGGATTTCATGCTAATTTACAAAATACACGTACAGGATGGCCTTTTTTAACAATTTCAGGAAGCAGTAATATAGAATTCTATTATTGGGACAATGAAATTATCAGAATACAAGGAACAGGAATAACTACACAAGATGTTCGTGTAGCTATTATTTCGAATCTTTATTTTCATTTTGAAGTTTATGTGAATCGAATTGCAGGGACTTTGATAATGAAAATAAATGGAATCACAGAAATAACTCTATTAGATTTAAATATAGGAACATACAATAACAGATTCAGATTATGGGCGTTAGGAGGGAGCAGTGGGTCACATACTCATTACGATAATCTTTGGGCGCATAAGAGCAAATCATTAGGGCAATGTATTTCTTTCTTTTCAAAACCAACAGCGGATGGATATTATGCCCCAAATGCAGGACTTTTTCAAACAAATGATGGAAGTCCTGATGGATGGGTAAAATTACAGGCAAGTGATGGAGATGATAATTATATTTATAGTAGTGTTCCTAATGCTAAATTCACTTGTAAACAAGAATTACTTCCATTAGGATATCAACCAGTAGCTTATTGCATTCAGTCAATATATCGAAATACTTCTGGTGGTGGATTATTATATGTTAGGGATTTATTAAGATATAATTCACTTCAAGAAGATTTTTTAGGTGAATTAAGAGCAGTTCCAACAGTATACAGACATTCAGAACAATTTAGAACCAATTACGATAAAGCACCTGATGGAACTGAATTAACTAGAGATAAAATAAATGATATGGAAATTGGATCGCAACTTGTGGAATTGGAGGAATAAATTATGTCAGTTGAATTTTTCACAGGGTTTGAGGGATGCAGTACTACGGCACAAATGGATGGGTTTCTGAATGCTAAAGGCTCTGATACTCATGTATACCTTAG